TAAGTTTAAAAGATAAATATGAAAGTTGGGCTAGAAAGACATATGAATCTTTAAAAGAAGAGAAAACTTATAAGATTGGCTCTAGCAAGAAGAAAAGCGGTTTAGGCATAAAGTATCCTGAGAAAAAAGCTAAGTCCGTAGGAAAATCCACACAAGAAACCTCTAAATTTAAAAGTTTCCTAGATATATTAGAAGATGAACCTAACCAACAAAAAGTAGAATCTGGTATTAAACATGCTAGAAAAGTTAGTCAATGGTCAGACGAAAAATTTGGGCGACCTCTTATAACTGAAAAAAACCAGCCTCGATTAGATCATATTGAACATGGTGGTACTTGGACTAGAATGGATGAATATAAGTCTCTTCCAAGACCTACTACAATAAGAGATAAACCATTATTTATTCATGGGTTACCTACAGGCGTATCAGAATATACAGCTATAGAAAATCTTGAAAATCCAAATAAAACATATTTAGAAACAGACAGAGATAATCCTAATACCTCTGGTAAACCTAAAATCACTAGAATTAAAAAAGGTTCTACTTCTCCTTTTACTGGTAAAGATATATCAGGCAAGCCTCTTTCAAAGACAATGAAAGTTAATAATAGGGGAACTGTCTTAGCCCCAAGATCGGGGGTCAGAGAAGTCACTAAATCTTTTGAGGTTAGAAGTTATGGTACAGAAGGTAGTACATATGATCATAAAGAAAAAAAAGCAATACCTAAGATTCAAAATTATACTGTTAATGAAACTAAAAAGATTAGCTCTGGTTCTAAAAATCCTCCACCCAAAAAATTTGTAGGTGGGCCTGAAACATATTCTAAAACATCTTCTCTTACACAGTTTGAAGATATAGAACATGCTGAACCAGCAGAACATAGAGAGGCAAAAAGAAAAGCATTACAAGATCCAAAATATGATAGTGATGTGAATATTGGAGAAGATAAATCTAGTTCAGGTAAAGGATTTGAAAGACATAAGAGAGAATATGGCAAATCTCAACAAGGCGAATTAAATAAGGATATTACAAGTTTAATAGATCGTGTTAAACAAATTAAAAGTATTAAGAGAAAGAATAAAAGAATATCTCGTACAGGTAATAAACAACAATTTATTGGGACAAAAAGTCCAGCAGTAAAAAGATTAACTAATACTGTGCCTGATGTATTATCTTATGATAAACAGTCTGCAACAGTTGAAGATGTTAAATCCCCAAAAATCTACCAAAAGTTAGAGGATACAACTAAAACAGGAAGAGATAAACAGATAAGAGCAGAAATTAAAAAAGGGCCAAATCCTTTTGGTTATAATACCTCAAAAGAAAAAGCAATGAGGCAAAACAAAACTGGTGTAATTACTGCTAAAGCTAGAAATACTATTTTAACAGGCGTTAAAAGTGTTCGGACATCTGGTTATCCGTCATTATGGAGAATTGAACAATCTAATGTTAAGTATCCATCTGGTTTTTGGAATCCTTCTAAAAATTATAATAAGACTTCCAAAAAATTACCTTTGCCAAAAACTAAAGTTAAAAATGTTACAACTGAAGTTACTCCAACCCTTAAAAAAATAACCTCTACTGCAAAACCTAAGAAAAAGGTAGTTAGTGCGGCAAGTACAAGGGGAGAAACTGTTGCAACTAGGATACAAAAAAGATTCGCTACAAAACCCGGTTCACCTAATATCGAATATAAACATAGATCAACAGATAAAAAACATGGTAGTGTAGGTAAAGGTATTAAGTTCACTAGGGGATTAGGTGCATTTAGTTTATTCTCTTCAATATTAGCTCCAATAAGAGGACGTAAAGAAGCAAAACAAATGCTGAAAAAGCATGGTATAAAACGTGATCCTTCTGTTATGGAAACACTTGAGCATACTTTTTTACCTAAACATGCCAGACCAAAATATTATAAAATACCTGATGCATGAATAACGCAGAAAAGGCTATTGATATAGCAGAGAAGATTACTGAACTCTATGAAACTAATCGTCTGCTAGAATATGTGCCTTATGAGTATCAGAAACGATTCCATGATGCTAAAGACATGGGGGGTCGTTTGGCAAGGCAACGTCTGTTAATGGCGGCAAACAAAACTGGTAAAACATTTTGCGGTGCTTCAGAGTTGGCTTTTCACTTAACTGGACGATACCCCCAATGGTGGCAAGGTGCTAGGTTCTCAAGACCAATTACTGCATGGGCGGCTGGAAATACTACCGCTAATACAAGAGATATAGTACAAGCAGAACTACTCGGAGAACCGGGTGATGAAGACGAATTTGGTAAAGGCGCAATACCAAAACAATATATCTCTGGCGCACCCTTGAGAATGCCCGGTGTACCAAATGCATACCAGAGTTTGAATGTTAAACATGTATCTGGTAAAAACTCTAAATTGATATTCAAGTCCTATGAGCAGGGCAAGATGCAATGGATGGGTAAAGCTGTTGATGTTACTTGGTTAGATGAGGAACCGCCACAAGATATATATTCTCAAGCTCTAAGAGCCGCACTTAAAAGTGGTGGTATTGTCTTTATGACTTTCACCCCTGAGAGTGGAATGACCGAAGTTGTAACACAGTTTATGACGAAGTTAGGTCAGTCACAGGCTTTATATCATGCTACATGGGATGATGCGGTACACTTAGATGAAGATGTAAAGAAAGAGATTTTAGCCGCATTACCTCCGCATGAAAGAGATATGCGTTCTAAAGGAGTACCAGTTTTAGGTTCAGGACTTGTATTCCCTGTAAGTGAAGATGAATTGAAAGTTGAACCTTTTGCTATACCTGAACATTGGCCTAGACTATGTGGCTTAGATTTTGGTTGGGATCACCCTACTGCCGCAGTTTGGTTGGCATGGGATAGGGATACTGATAAGATATATGTTTATGACTGTTATCGTAAATCTGCTGAAACGCCTGTTATCCACTCAGCCGCTATTAGAGAAAGAGGTGATTGGGTTCCTGTCGTTTGGCCTCACGATGGTTCGCAACATGATAAAGGTTCAGGAAAGCCGTTAGCAGAGTTATATAGAAAGCAAGGTGTCAATATGGCACATAAGCATTTTGAGAACCCGAATGGTGGTATTTCAGTAGAACCGGGAATCATGGATATGCTTCAGAGAATGCAAACTGGTAGATTTAAAGTATTTAATTACTTGAATTTATGGTTTGAAGAACTTAGGATGTATCATAGGAAAGAAGGTAAGATAGTAAAAATACATGATGATTTGATGAGTGCAACTAGATATGCATCGCAATCTTTAAAGTTTGCTTCTACTGGAAGACCTAAGAACAGACCACGAAAAGCAATAAATAGATACGATTACTATGGAGGTCATCAAGAAGGGGCATACGTTTGAAAGTATTATATATGATCAAAATGAAATAGATGATGTATGGGATCAAGTCAAAGACGAAATTAAAAGAACGGATTGTGAATTTTTAGATCACCATGATATAAAAACTTTATTAAAAGAAGGATATTATATATTATGGCTCGTAAGAAGTAAAGATACTCAAGATATTGTAGCAGTTGTTATTATTGAAATTGTTCAATATGTTAGACATAGAATAAGTCGTGTCGTGAGCATCGGAGGGACTAGAATGCATGAATGGCTTACGTTTCATTTACATGTATTAGAGGAATGGTCTAAAAATAATGGATGTAGCCATATGGACATCTATGGTAGGAAAGGATGGAAAAAAGTATTGAAAGAGTACAATGAACATTGTATTTTGTTAAGGAAACAACTATAACCCTAAAGTAAAGGTAATTATGAAAATATATACAGAAGTAAATTATGAGTGGAAAGATGGTGAGTTAGTAAAAACATCATCAGAATCATTTGAATACTCAGGTGACATCGCACTCTGCGGAGGTGGAGGTGGTGGTGGAAATCCTGTTACAAAAACTATAAATAAAGCAGTAAAGGGAACTTCAGGATTTGTAGATGATGCTGTTTCAGGTACGGTAAATGCTTTCAAAGATCCTGCTGGAACAATAGCAGGTGGCCCGGGTGGTTCATTTGGTGATGCGGTAAATTCACTTTATGGTGGCACTTTAAAAGGTCTGGTTGAGGGTGCGCAAGGGAAAACTGAAGAAGAAGCAGTTGCGGCTCCAGAATTAGCGGCAGAAGAAGTTGATGCTCAAGGTGCATTAACTGCACAAAACCAAAAGAGAAAACAATCCGCAGGAAGAGGTGCGGCTAATTTAACCGCAGGACAAACAGCAACAATGCTAACGTCTTAATTCTATGCCTGAAGATACACAATCTGGTGATCTTGGTGCTATTATTGATAGACACCATGAGAAGTTAAAAAATAATCGCAGAACTTGGGAACGAGAATGGCAGGAGATGGCAGAATATGTCTTGCCTCATCGTTCTGACTTCACTACAACTCATTCAAAAGGTGATGATAGAATGGGGATGGCGTTTGAAGGTACTGCTATGCGGTTATTAAAACGCTTTGCATCAAACATACACAATGTCTTCACTCCAATGGGTGCAGAATGGTTCAAACTAACTACAGGAATTTCTGAGTTAGATAAGAATCGTAATGTAGCTATATGGATGGATGAAGCAACTAAGATTGTTAAACATCATATATCACGACCATCATCTAATTTTCAAAGTGCAGTATATCAATACTATTTGGAAGCAGGGTCTTTCGGTACTGGGATCATATTTGTTGAGGATCAACCCGGATTTGGCCCTCGTTATCGCAATTTTCCTCTTTCGGATTGTATATTGGGTTCTGGAAGTGAAATGGAGATTGATACAGTTTTTCGGAACTACAAACAAACTGCAAAAGACTTAGTATCCAGATTTGATCCAGAGACTCTACCAGAGCAGATAGTAGAGAAAGCATATGGATCTAAAATGTTAGATGAATATGATGTAGTTCATGCAGTATTCCCATCATGGACAGTACAAGGGTTTCTACCAGAAGGTTTTAATAAACCATTTGTTTCTGTTCATTACTTAAAAGAAAAGAAATCTATATTGGCATTTAGTGCATATGAAGAAATGCCATATATTTGTGCTAGGTGGGAAAGATCGGATCGTGAAATTTATGGTAGAGGGCCAACTTGGGAAATAATGCCCGATATTAGATTAATTACAGAAATAGATAGAACATATTTAAAAGCAGTTCAGAAAGCGGTCTCACCGCCTCTGTTTGTACCGGATTCTGGACTACTTGACCCCCTAGATACTACCCCTGATGCAATAAATTATTATTCAGTCGGTCTAGGGGGAAAAGACGAGATATTTGAAGTACCAACAAGAGCAAGACCTGAATATGCTGAGAGGTTAAATGCTAAATGTACTGCAAATATACGAGAAGGTTATTTCTTAGACTTACTTGAGTTACCCGGCCCTGTTGCTCCTGATGGTGACGTTATGAGATTTAGTGCAACAGAAGTCTCGGTAAGAATGAGACAAAGAATGCCTATACTTGGGCCAATTTTAGCTAGACAGGAAGGAGAATTTCTTGATCCTCTTATAAGAAGAACAGTTAATATCCTTATGAGATCATTCCAACTGCCTGAAATGCCTGAAGAAATGCAGAATCAGTTTAAGATAGAATATATTAACCCTGTATCAATTTCCATGAGATCAGGTGAAATAAGTTCTATGAATCAACTTTTTGAAATGATAATGCCTCTTGCACAAATTGATCAAACTATACCAATGTATTTTAATACACAGCAAATACTCAAAAATACTGCTGAAGTATTACAAATACCAACTTCTAATCTTAGGACAAAAGAAGAAGTAGATGCAATGGTACAAGAACAACAGCAACAGCAACAAGCACAACAACAAATGCAACAGGCTCAAGTAGCTGGTCAATTGAATGAATCAATGGCAAAAGCAGAATCACTTAGAGCAGACTCTAAAGCGGCATGATTTCACGCTGGTTACAAGAGAAAGAAAAACGTACACGGTTTAAAGAGGTCTTTAGTGGAGAAGAAGGACAAGATGTAATTGCGGCTTTAGCCAATGCTCATTTTGTTTTTAGAACTTCTCATGCTAGTGACCCTTATACATCTGCATGGCAAGAAGGCCAAAGAACTGTAGTAATGGAGATTATTAATCTCGTTGGTGCAGATTTAGAGGCAATAAGAAAAAGAATTGACTTGCAGGAACAGGCTCGTGTTGAAAGACGAGCATAACCTTTAACTAAAAAAACTATGTCAGAAGAAGCAATAGCTCCTGAAGGATCAGGGCAAGCTGATAGTGGCGAATCTTCGGCTTTACAATTTAACGCATCCTCTATGCCAGAAGGTTTAAGGGATGAACCTAGTCTCCAAACATTTGACTCAGTAGATAAACTCGCTAAGTCCTACGTTAGTGCAGTCAAGATGATTGGTGGCAATCCAGACAATCTTATTTCCCTTCCACAAGAAGGTGAAAGTATGGATGGTCTATATAATCAACTTGGGAGACCAGAACAACCTAGTGGTTATGATCTTGGTGAAGATGACGAAGGAATTCTTGATAATTATAAAGAATTTGCACATGAAGTCGGATTAAGCCAAAATCAAGCAGAAAGTATTCTTGGTGCTTATGAAAGTATTCAAGAAGAAGAAGCAGAAAATTTTCAAAAAAGCATAAAAGATTTAGAAGTTCATTCTACTATTCAATTGCAACGTGAATGGGGCAAAAATTTTGATGGTAATATGGATTATGCTAAAAGAGCTTATGCACAATTTGCTTCACCAGAATTGTCTGAAGTTTTAGATGATACAGGTCTTGGGAATCATCCTGAAGTGATCAAGGCTTTTTCTAAGATTGGACAAATGTTAGGTGAAGAATCACTTGCGGTAGGGACAGGATTAGGTCGTAATCAAATGTCACCGCAATCTGCGCAGGAAGAGATTCAGGCTCTTTATAGTGATAAGGATTTTTCAAAGTCA